GCAAGCTGCGCGGCCGTGACCCGGCGCGAGGTCCCGCTCTGAGCGGCCTCAAACAGGTCCGTGGCGTTAGCCTGCGAGGCTGCGCCAAGCTGCGAAATCTTATAAAATGGCATTAGATGCGCCTCCGACTAGCGGACAAGTATAGCATACATTGACATAGCAATCAAGGCGCCGAAGATATACTGAAGCCCCGCTCGCCTAGACACCTTACTCATCTTCAGTAACTTCTTCCTTGTCTAGGAACACAATGTCGAAGGCCGTATCGACCATTCCCTTGATCAGCGAATGCGAGAAGGGCACGCTCGTCATGCCCACCGAATCTTCGGCCTCCCATACAAAAAGGATTGCGCGGGGCGACTTGCTCAGAATCTTCGAGACAACCTCCAAAACCTTTCGGTCTAGGTCAGTTGCCTCCGAAAATTCCTCCATAGCAGTCTCGCGGCTGGGCCACACGACCGCCTCCTACTTCTCAAGGTCGTTCAGGAAATCCTCGAAGGCCACATCGCCGTCGTCTTCGTCGTCTTCGGCCTCGGCAGCCTCCTTGATTTCCTCAATCAGTTCACCGGCTGCCGCAATAGCGTCTTCCAGATTGGTGATCTCGAACTCCTCAAGGTATTCCGGCTCGTCGTCGTCCGAACTCACCGTGAAAATCCACACACCATCGTCGTATTCGACCGTAAACTGCATGATATCGTCCTAAAAGTTAGGGGCCGATAGGAATAGTACCCCACCGGCCCCCATAAATCAACTGCTTTTAGTCCTAACCTTTAGCTCCCAGAGAACTCGCTCCCTTTCTTCTTCAGAATAGGCCGCCCATTGAGCAATTTCTTCAACAGTACGGCCACACCCAACACAACAACGACCATCAGAGGTAGCAGAAAGCTTGCATATTCCACAACAGGGGCTCCTTACCTTAGCGGATCGGGCAGGCGCCGGTAGGGACAGCACCTTCTCCTTGATTTGCATGTTTGTCATTTTGATATTCCGTTACGCGACGGCACATATCCACAAAATAACTATCTGTATAACGGTTTTTCATAATGTTTATGTGTTTATGGACCCAGCGAACATTGCCTTTAATATATCCTTGCTCATTATCTATACGATCTACGGAAGCAGTGTTCGCAGAATTATTATTAGAAATCTTTAGAGGCTGCCCTGTAAAATAACAGCGGCCCTCTTGCGCCAAGAACAACTCCCATCCGTATTCTTTATCAATTTCCACGGCGAGAGGGCGCCGCATACTGGTTCCATTGGCAGAATGGAGAACGCGCTGCCACCATTTTCCGCTAATTTCACCTACCCCTCGCCACTGAGGATTCTCTTTACCCGTCCTAGTCTGCAAGCAGCCACAAGAACGAACAACGGATTTCCCCGTCCGACCATTTCTATTGAGATGGCGCGTGCTTGCTAGGTGTTCATTGCCGCAGTCGCACAAGCAGCGCCACAGGACACTGCCGCCTCGGGCACTACTTGTGCGTTCTACGACCAATAGACGACCAAACTTTTGATTAAGTAGGTTTACTTTTTTCGGCATGCCCTATTATAGCACTATAGGGCACATAAAGCAAGTCACCTCACCGGACACATGCCCGTACTACATTCAGAACCAGTGTCAATTTCGAACTCCTGTTCGTCCTTTTCGGCCTTCATGCAGGGCAAGCAGACCCCATCCAAGGGCTTCAGCGTCATGGCATAGGCCCAATACGTCTCCTCATCCACGACCTCTTGAGGCAAGTATAAGTAACCGAGGTCCTTAGCCGTCTTGGTGGGGTCAGTCCGGTACAGGAAACTCACACCAACGTAGTTATCCCAGTTCTTATGCAGCCAATCGACCGCCGCCTCGGCTTCTTCCGGCGAATAGCTGATCGTAACCGAGCAATTATGGTCCACATAGTGGTCCATCATCATCTTATAACGATCAAGCTGCTTCGTAGCCGGTTCCAGATTAACGTCCTTACCATCAACAACGTCGAACTGGACCTTCTCATACGACACCGGGAACGTCACCAGCACCGCATCGGGGCTGGACGGGTCCTGAAACACCCGATAATTCGCCGCAATCAGCTTCTCAACATACGGATCATGCTTGCTGAACCGCACATTATTGAAGATGTAGCGACCCAGCGGCTTATGAACACCCTCAGTCGTGTCCATAATCTTAGACAGCGTGCCACTCGGCTTAACCGTGGTGACTGCCTTGGGGCGCGGCAGACCCAGTTCGTCGGCCATAGCATAGGCCGCATCCTTCACAACTACCTTCAGGGAGGCCCAGGCCATCGGATTGTCCGCGTGTTCCCACTCGGCCACGCCCGTCACACCCACGCCGCACAGGCGCAGGAACTCGTTGTTCTCATGCCAAGCCCGCTGCAACACGCCGTCCACCAGGTTCACGCAGGTCTGGCGGTAATTGGCGCGGGCCAGCAGTTCAGCAACCCGGAACAGCTTCAGGGGATTCGGCCCATTGAAGCGGCTCAGATTGATTTCTACCAGATTGCAGAAGCCCTTGTTTGGCAGCAGAATCTCAGCGCACGGATTCACGCCCGAAATCCACGGCGCCCGGCGCTTGCCCTCCACCATATTGATGAAGCCCGGCTCCGAACCGCCCGCCTCCTGCATCAGATCGAACAGCCCGGCAATATCTTCGCGCTGCGGACGCGACTTGAACATCACCGAGTTGTTGCTCTGCTGCCGGTGGAAGTTGTTATGGACCCAGAAATCCTTCTTCGCCTTGGCAAACTCCACCCATTCCGGGTCGCCAAACGGAACCAGTGCAATCTCCGCCGAACGTCGTGAGGAGAGGGTGGTGCCGAGGTGGTTAAGAAGATCGAGGATGTCGATCCGGGTAAGAAGGCTACCGGCGCGTGCGTTAAGTAGTTGCGCGATCCTTTCGAGTGCCGGTGCAAAAGTTTCGTCGCCGCTCGAAATCCAGCCATACCCAGCAAGACGCTCCCCGGCTGGACGAATCTGCCCGAAGTCAAGTCGAAGCACATCAGCCTTCCGCTTGCCAGCCAGCATCTTACCCACCGACTTGGCCCAGGCTTCTGCGCTGTCACCAATACCAATAGTCCAAACCGTCTTCCCGCCTTCCTGCGTATAGCCCTCGACATTGGTTTCACGGCCCTTCTTCTGCTCCAGCTTGGCCCGCTGGCTCCGCACCAGTTCAATTTCCATCGGCGCCGTAAAGCCGTTCAACGTTCCCACAACCGGTTCGAAGCCGACGCCGCAGCCCTGAAGCAACAGCCAGAACGCATCCACCACATCGTGAACCGTCTCGACCTTCGTAAAGGCGCAGTTGAACATGGAAGCTTCGCGCTTCTTGGCAACAGCTGTCCCGCCCAGCCACAGCGTCCGACCCGACACCGAACCCTCGCGCTTCAGCAGCACTTCGCGCAGTTCTTCCAGTTCAGCTTCCTGCGCCGGATTCAGGGGCTTGTCGCCCAGCGCCCGCTGCCAGAGCCACCGCTGATGACCGACCACCCGGCCCACAATATCTTCCCACGACTCGAAGCCATCCGGCGTCGGACGGGCATAGGTGCGGCGAATAATCGTGGACGCACGCGCGGACGGGGTCGGCGCATCTTCAAAATTACGCATCAAAAGCTCCTCATGGGGTGAACTACCACTATACCAAACCCGGCGCTAAAAGTCTAGGCGGCGCCGGTCGCCCTCCTACCTACTCCAGAAGTCCCTGCTCCGCAACCTCCAATTCGATGCGGCGCTCAGAACCCTCGGGATGTTCCGCCTGCAACAACCTTAGCACATATATAACGCCGTGCGGATTGAAGCCACGCTTGAACAACTGAGTGACGATATCCTCACCACTAGCGGCCATTTGTCAACGCCTCCCACGAATGCGGAAACAATTCTGTCATCTTCGGCCCGATCTTCTCCACGATCTCGCGCGTCTCCCGCTGGGCATCCGGCTTGGCGCGCAGCCACCATACACGCGCCCAGCCCAGCAGGCTACCCGTCCAATGCCACTCGGTGTACATATTCTGCGGCAGGACCATCCGCGCCTGCTCCGCACAGCACCCCTCAGCAACCATCCGCTTATAGTCCCACACCAGCGACCGTGCAGCTACATCGACGCGCTCAGTCACCCCATACTTGTCTTCCCACACCTCGTCGGTGCTGCCCTGCTTGATGTCGGCAGAACCTTTGCGCCACTCGCGGGGCCAATACAGTTCCGGCGTATCCTTGACGTAGCGGCGGCTGATCTCGCTCCACACAAAGCCCACTTGGTGCTTGGCAAGCTGCCGAGCCACAAAGATAGGCGCCTTGAAGTGGAAGTTAACGTGGGGATGGGCGAAGGGCAGTTCATGCTTGTGGCGGGCTAGGAAGCGCAGCAGCCGCCCGTCCTTCTCAGGCCGGAACTCCTGCACCTTCTTCCCAAAGGAAACACGGGCTGCATTCACGACCGACAGGTCGCTGCCCATGTGATCTAGGTAGGTTACTTCCATTGCCTTCTCCTTCTGAAGTGGGGGCCGCCGACCGAAGCGACCAATCCTTATCCCCCATTATCTGCCCCAATATGCGGGAACTTACGAGCGGAAGGCAGACATAGGACGCAGAGGCCCCTTAGTCAAGGGCGCTACGCGAGGTTCCTGTCAGGATCGAAGGGGCAGCTATCCTGTGGCAAAAATACCACACTTGTATTCCCAGTAGATTTCGCATAGTATGTAGTCTACCTTCCAGAAGAACACCCGAAATCCTGTGGCATGGATTTAGCGGTGAGGGAAGTGAGCGGCAGAAAAGCTTCCTCACTTCCGGCG